AAATAAATCTTCAAAATGTTTATCATACAATTCTTCCATTTCTTTAACCAATGCAAAATTTTCAAACCCGTCAAAACTTTTATCAAGTTTTACACTAAGGTCTGCCATTTTACTAATGAATTGTTTTTTTGTCATCTTTATTATATTAATTCTTCTTCTCTTATAAAAACAACCAACCCTTCTTCTTTTGTCCAATTATTTGGAAAGGTACTATATCTACGTGTAGGATCTTTTACTGAATAATGAATCCATCCATATTTTTTATCGAATAATTCATAACCAATTATTTCCCCGTTATCAATAATTTTAAACTTTCTTATAGGATTTATTAATTGTATCATTTTGAAGCCTTTCCCAAGTATCCAGAATGATGGCGTAAATTATATTCTCTTTTGGTAAAATTAATCATTTCCATTAAGTTAACAACTAATAAATCACCAATAATACTCATTACAGTTGTAGAAGTGGTTGGAGTTAAACCGAGTGGACAAATTTCTTTTGGCTGTCCAGTGAATAAACAAATATCAGCCATTCCAGCAAGTGTGGTTTCTGGTTTGCCTACGATTGCAATAATATAATCAGCCTGTGCTTTCTTCCCTATTAATTGAACTAATTCTATCAATTCTCTTGTTTCTCCTGAATTAGATAACAAGATCCAAACATCTCCATTTACCACCACTCCTAAATCACCATGTTGAGCTTCAAGAGGATGAAGAAATACCGCTGGAGTTCCAGTAGAACATAATGTGGTAGCAATAGTATGTGCTATTTGTCCAGCCTTTCCTACTCCACTAGTTATAACTTTATTTCCACTTTGATGTATTCTTCTATAAATTAACATCATAGCATCATCATAAGCCTGTTCATCAATAGGAATATTTTGAATAGCTTCAATTTCTTTTTGTATTAATTCTTTTAATGTCATTTTCTATATGATTTAACTTCATAAATTCTATCAACCAAACCTAATATATGTAAACGTCTTAAAGCACTCATCATCATTCTATTCTCTCCATCTTTATTCCTTTTATAAAACCCACCTTTGTATATGTTTCCATTTTTACTTTTACAATAAGGATTATGTATTACTTCAGTTTTCCCTGTTTTGTCTGTCCAAATTAATCCCCAACCTTTTGGTAAATCTTCAACCTTTATAATATCTTTTGAACATAAATAAAATCTGTACCTACCCATACCTTTTGATGTCATCTTTCTAAAAGGTTTTTTCTTGTCAACTAAAAAATCACTTCTACTTGTTTTACATTCAATCAAATATGATGTTCCATTTTTAAAACCAATTACATCAGGTGTTTCTTTTGCTTGTGTTACCAATTCTTTAAAGGCAAAGGCACACCCATGTTTTAATAACCATTTATATCCTATATCAACTAATTCACAATGTTTCATTTTCTTTATAATATTTCTTCCTTTTCTTTTTACTTGGCATCCATATTTTAATACGAGATCTTTTCCGTTTTTTATTGTGTTCTTTTAACCACAATTTTTGTTGTTCATCCCCTTCTTTAAAAAGGTATTTATATTTATCTAAATTCATTTCTTTATCTTTTGTCCACAAAGTTGACAAACATCCCCCATAAGTTCATGAAATCTATCTTCTGATTGTTTTAAAGCTGAACGATCAGTTGCTAATATTTTACCTTTCCATATGATATTATTCATACGTACTTTTAATTTTTCATGTTTTTCTTTTAGTTCCTCAAGTTGTTCAGCCTCCTCAATTAAATCATCTACTGATAATTTTGCAATGGTTTCATATAAAATAATGTCTTCATTTATATCTATGATTTCTTCTTTAAGTGTAACAAGTCCTATTTCTGTATCTTTTAATTGTTCTTCTTCTTCCATCATTTCTAAAATGGAATCTACAGGTTCCTCAAATTCAAATATAGGGGATAGTTGTTCAATATCATTGATAGTTAAATCAATATCATAAATAAACCCTTCAAGTAAATCTTTTCTAACATCAAGTTTATTATTGGCTTCCTCTAATTGTTCAATTACTTCAACATCTTTTTCTAAGTCATCTAAATAATCATACGTTAACAAATTCTCATCGGCTTCAGTTAATTGAGTATCGGTTGCTTTTATATCCTGTTCAATTGTTCTAATCCAACTGGATAATTGTTTATTACTTTTATCAATTTTTTCAATATGAGCAATCTTATTAAAGTGTACAGCAACCTCACCAGAACTTTGAGTGAGTAAAAAGGGTTCAGCAAACTGTTTTTGTGCGTTTATTTCCGATAGATTTAAGGACTTTTCTATCTCCTCCGGTATGTTTACCCCAAACGCATGGAATTCATCCTCATTTAAGAGATAACTATTGATTCCCGTATCTTTAACCCGTGTAACTATATTACTCTCTTCCATTGTTAGTTCAACTCTTGTCTCACCTCCCCAGGTGCTACGAAACGCATCACCACCAGGTTTATTAAATAATACCCAATGTAAGGCTCTTATTATTGCAGTTTTACCTGAATCTGTATTACCAACAATAATATTTACATTAGGATGAAAATTTAATTGTGTATCGTTATGGCTTTGAAAGTTTTTAATATGTAAACTTTTAAACATTTAATTCCTTTCTTTTTTGATGTCTTCGTTTTGCTGAAATACTCATTTTTTGTCTTGTTTCTTGGCTAACATTTTTCCTTTTTTTATGGGAATCAATTAATGCTTGCTTATGTTTTTCAGTAAGTTTCTTCCCTTTAAGTGCTTCACTTATTTTTCTTTTATGTTCTTCAGATGGAGGTCCTTGTTTTTACCTTTATGTGCTTCACTTATTTTTTGTTTTGTTTCTTTAGTGTGTGTTGTTCTATACACTATTTTTATTGCATTTAATTCAGGATTTAAAGTATCTATCCAATATTGTTCCCTATGTAGTAAATCTTTTTTACTACATGTTTCAATAATAAAAAATTCTAAATCATTTTTACCATATTTATTATAGTGATCTTGTAAGAGTTGTGGACTTTTTTGTCTACCTAAAACATTAAAATGCGTATTTTTTCTTGTCTTTAAATTAAGGGTACCTCCAACATAGGTTGCCTTATTTATTTTAGATTGTAATTTATATATACCTGATTTTAACATTATTTTTTATTATCTTTTTTAACATTGAAAGCTATTCTTTGTTTTACTTCAATATCAAGTTGTTTATGTAATTCATGTTTAACTTCATTCCACCAATGAATTACACCACCATCTAATCTAAGATTACCATCAAGTTTCCAACTTCTAATAATTTCTTCAACACATATAATGGCAAAATTAATAGCATGTTCTGTTCTTATTGTATGGTTATCATACAATGCTTTTATTTCATATGCTTTTTCTTCAGGACTCATTGGAACAAATTATTTATAGTTTCTTTAATAGTATTTATATCAGGTTCAGTTCTCCAGTCAATTTCCCCTTTAAATGTACCTGTCATTTGTTTTGTAATAGGTAGATGTATTGTAAACTGAATATGCCAAATATTTATTAAACTATCAATACCATCATTGGTAGATGTGTCAATTATGTCAGCAATTATGGATGTTATTTTTACAGGGTACTTCATTTTGTTCTTCTCCTTTTTGTTTTAGTTTTTACTTCTTGTGTTAACTTTTCTAAAAACGCTTGTATGTCAGAAATAAAAGGATCCCCTTTCCAATCTAGAACACCATTTAATTCATATTTAATTGGAGTATTTTGTTTAACTGTAAATTTTATTTCCCATATATTAGTATTGACTTCCCCATCTTTACTACCAATAGATGTAATTACCACCTCTTTCATATCCTATTGTTTTAATTCTCCAAGAATCTTACCTAATTTAAAAGCTATAACCACGGTAATTACATCGTCTGTCCAAATGCAACCAGGAGTGTTACCTAAACCAAGATGTTTTCTTGTTTGTAATATTATATCTTCCATTGCATCTGAATAGTTATAATTTTCATCATTATTTAATTGGTAAAGTGTGTTTTCAAGAATACTTGATATAAACTTTGTGTATTCCTCAATCCCACATGCAGTTGATAATACTTCATTCTCATGTTTAAATGTTATTTCTATTGTTCCCATTTTTGGTTACTTTATTTATATTCACTTTCAGCAAGTTCTAACAACCATAAAGCATCTGCTTCATTATCATTGTTTCCAGTATATCCTAATTTTTCCTTTGCTGCAGCAATCATAGCAGGTTTTCCACAATTCCCTTTTCCTGTAGCAAACTTCTTTATTTCTTGACTTGAATATCCTCGATATGGTATTTTTAAATCTTCACAAACAACTTTAACCTGTCCTTGTAATTCTGATTGGACAATGACTGCTCCAACATGTCTTCCACCAGGACGTTCAAACACTACAAGATTTATCTTTTCTGATTCTATAACTTCATACATTTTAGAACGAAAACGTATTAAACGCATCCCTCCACCTTCATCCCTTTTCGGTGTTAAATCCCATACACCATAAATTTCATGTGATATAGACCATCCACAATGAGTTGCAACATCTAATGCCAAAATTCGTGAACGCCTACCTTTAGTTCTTATCATTTGTTTGGTCTCTTAAATTATTTATTAATTGTTTAGCAAGTATTGGGTCATTAATTTTTGATATCATATCAACAATTCTTAAAGTTGATCTACAACCTGCTTTAAAGAATTGCCATAATTGTTGTGCTTGTTCAGGATGTAATTCAGCCGGGTCTACTTTTAATTGCATGAAATACAATTTATATTCATAATCTAAAGTGTAATGTTTTTGACTCATGGTTAATTACTTTGTTTATTAACTGATGCTTTTCTACCATCAGCATGCCCCTTTGTATAAATCTCATTATATAAATTGGTAAAGTATTTTTCCATAACCTTCATACCTTTATATGCATCTTCTTCCATAATAGGTCCTGCATGCTTTAAATACTCAAAATATTCTGAGATTAATTTTTCTATGTGTTCTTGTTTTGTCATCTTTGTTTTGGTTTTCTCTCAATTTTAAATTTTGTTTCAATATCTTCCCAAAGATCAATTACTTGTTCTTTTAATTGTTTAACTAATTCAGAATCTCTTTCAACCATTTGTATGGATTTTTCCATTGATTTATTTAGGTTACTAGTACCAATCGTATATATTTTATTAGCAGTATGGTCTTTAATAAATTGTAAATTAGCACGAACGTCATCAATACCATAATCAAATAATATAGTTACAGGTGCTTTTCTATAAGGTGCCCATACTGAAGATTTAAATACTTCAAATATAGTTTCTACACCAATAACTCTTTCAACTTCTTTCTCAGCAACAATTTTTTTCTTTTTAATTTTAACTGGACTCATAGCCCTTAACCTTAAACTGGAATAGAAACCTAATGCTTTACCACCTGGGCTATGTACAGTAGGACCATGTGTGGCTTGGCTTTCCCTTATTTGATTACTACAAACCATTAATAAGTTTCTTTGAACAAGTACTCGACATATTTTACGTAACCCTTCACTAAATTCTTTAGCTCTACGCATTCCCATCTTATCACCGTCTTCATTATCCATTTCTATATCAGTGGAAAGTGCTGCAAGGGAATCAACAAAAATACCATTTATAACATCTGGATTTTTTGGTTTCCATTCTCTTATGTTTTTAAATATTTCAGGAACTTTATCTGGATTTGAATAATCCTTATCTTCCAATTTAAAGTCAAAGATTTTGGCAAATTGTTTATTTAAACGAGCCTCAGGATCTTGAAACATTGCATCCCCGCCCTTTCGTTGTACATCACCAGCAATCTCGCATAACAATACAGTTTTACCTGCTGCATTAGGACCAAATATTTCAACTATGATTCCACTTGGAATACCACCACCTCTTACCCTTCCTCCTGAAATTGCCAAATTAAGAAGTGTGCTTCCAGTAGATAGCATGACTTCAGTATTTCCATCATACTCTTTCTTTTCAGCAATTACTTTTTTCTTATTAACAATTTGTTTAACTACTTCAGATGTTTCCTTTGGTTTTATTAGTCTTTTCATAGTGTAAAATTTAAAAAGGACGACTGGTTTTATAAACATCTAACAGCAAGCATCATTTCTGACCTGGGTCTTTCAAGGTTTCTGGTTTATGTTCAGTACTACAAACCTTTTTTCCTTTTCCACCGTTTGAACGTGTAACTAAATTCAAACTATACCAGCCGTCCTATTTTAATGAACTATTTATTACTTTGTTCCGCTTCAGCACAATTACTTTGTTCCGCTTCAGCACAATCATTCCACACTTCACAGATATCACATGCATCTTTTGTATCAATATCAACTCCAAATTCAAACCCATGTGGACACTTATTTTCTTCAACCTTAGGTTCTACTTTTTTGGTTGTTCTACGTACTCTTTTCTTTGGTTCTTCTTTTTTCTCTACAAAGGGTACCTTTTCACCTTGGTCTTGTAATTCCTCAGATTCTTTTACCTCCTTTTTAGGTGTGCGTCTTTTACGAGTAGCAGGTTTCTCTTCAACCTTTTCTTCCTCTTTTGCAATTTTACGTACTCTACGTGAACTAGATTCTTCTTTAATAGGTTCTTCTCCAGTTACTTCTTCTTCCATTTCAAAGAACTTATCTTCTAATTGTTTGTAGGTAAGTTCAGTAAGCATTGCATCCAAATTTGGAACATCATTTAAAAAATCTTCAGGATATGTTGCATCCCTTTCTTCAAAATCAATTCTAGCAGCAGTTGCAAAAGGTTTACCTCCTTCAATTATAGTTTCATCAAATCTAACTTTCAAGGTTAACCCTTCATCTAAATCTGGGAATATTTGATAACTGTCATCTTCCTCTAATTCATCATTTAATAAATCTTGGAATAGGAATTGACTAATATCCCATACATGAGGTATCTCTTTCCAATCTTCCATTCCAATAGGAACAAGACAATATAAGTTCCTATCCGAAGCCCTCATACTAGCTAATTCTTTTTTGTCAGCCTTCTCACTCTGTCTTTTTTGTCTGTACTCACAAATAGGACATTTTTTACCAAAGGAAGTTAAACAAATAACCGTTTCTCTGGAAACACCAACATTACGGTGAATTTTAAAAGGTCTTTTGTACCAAAGTGTGTCAACCACTGCTATTTCTAATTCCTCATTTTTATCTGGGTGTTTAGGATTGACAATTTCATAAGGTATAATATCAAATTTAGCTCTTCCTCCTGGAGTTGGTGAAAATACCGTTATACCTTTTGGTATGGTTAAGTAGCCATAACTAGAACCAGCAGTCTTTTGTCTTTTTGCATCTGCGGTTACTTTTCCTAAAAATGAACTTTTCTTTTTTGCCATGTTATTTTTATATTAAATGTTTATTATTAATTTCTTGTTCTTTTCATTTTAGAGGCAACACCTTTGTCTACGTTACCTTGTTTTCTTTTTCTTTCAGCACTTAAATCTCTTGGTACGGAAGGACCAGCAAAGTATTGCCCATTGTATAATTTAACCAATAATTCTAATGAAGTTTTTTTATGTTCAACCGTTACCACTGCACCTTTTAAAATTCCATATTCATATCTAGCCTGTAAGTATTTAGTATTAGCTTCTTGCCAATTGGGTTGTTGTATAATTGCATTAGTTATAACCGCTTCAACTACCTTTACAGTTATTCCAAATTTATCTGGATGTGTTCTTACCCTTAAATCTATTTTTGCCTGGACTAAATCAAGTTCATGTTTTTCCTCATCCATATGTTTTTTTGCTTTTTCACAAAGTTCAGAATATTTTAACATTAAGTCTGGTTGATCTAAACATTCTAAATCCAAACTATCCTCATCAATTGACATATCATCTGAATATTCCATAATTTTTATTCTACTGTTATACTTGGGTCTAATGTTTCTCTTGCATCCTCACCTTTTTCTGTAATCAATTCTAATATATCATCAGTTAAGGAACCAATAACTTCTAAAGGATCATCAATACCTTCTTCATAACTTCTGGAACAACCTCCTTCAATTTTTATAAATTCAAAGTTACCAAGGTTGACTGTATAGTTTACAGTTATCCAAATTTTATTAGTGTCTTTATCTATCATCGTTTTTTATTAAACATATAAACTTCTATTGGTTGACGTGTAACGAATACAACATCTTTATTACTAATTAAACCCTTGTATTTAGCATCTATAAAAACATAAAATATCATACCCGGTTGAATAACTTTATGAAGTTTAAGCTCCTTATTATCTATCCGTTTTTGAATTTTAACGGGTGCCCTTTCATAAGCATACTCTACATCATTTTTTGTAACCTTAGATGTGTTAATAATTTCATGTTGATAAGCATTATGCCTTGATCTTGTAAATTTATTACTTGATGAACAAGATGCCACTAATAATAAAATGAATAATACTATTATTATTTTCATTTTTATGTTCCTTTCACTATTCTGTAACAAGCTAATGTAACTCCTGGAAATAATATATCATACATAGGTTCCTCAAAGGCTTCCATAATGGCTGCTGCACGTCTACTGTCCTTTTTGAATAATTCACTTTGTGCCCAACCTAAAAATACTCTACGTATTGTTTCAGGTTCAGTACTATCACCTTTTAATTCTTTTAACATAGGGGCAATGTCCATCCAGTCTGGTTTACCATAAAACAATTTAACACAAAGGTTTTCAATTTTAACCTCTTCAGTTCTATAATTTTCAATAGCCTCTAATCGTTTATCCTCATCTGTTGCAAGTACCTGTTCTAATATTTGAATTGCATCTCTTACAATACCATCAGCTTTTTTAATTATGTATTCTAAAATGCTATTTTCTACTATTGATTCCTCTTTTCTTGCAATCATTCTAAGTACCCTAAGCATTTCTTTAGGTTTCAATGCTTCCACTTTAAATGTCTGACACCTATCCCTAAATGGTTTGGCTAATTTTTGTGAATCAGTTGTACATAAAATAAAATAGATATGGTCTGGTGTGTCCTCCAATATTTTAAGAAACGCATTCTGGGCTATTGTGGTTAACATGTGCACCTCATCAATAATCCAAACTTTTGCAACTCCATTGGTAGGCATGAATTGACTTTTATAAATTACATCCCTTACCATATCAACACCACGGAAGTTAGCTGAATTAACTTCATTTAAATCAACTGCATCACAACCTAACTCTTTAGCAAGTATTCTAGCCAATGTGGTTTTACCACAACCAGTTGGACCAGAGAACATCCAAGTATGAGGTGCTTTATTTATAGGGTCTAATAATTTACGTATTGCAGGTATGGTACGTTCATTACCTTTAACCTCTTCAAATGTGTTTGGTCTGTATTCTAAATATAAACTCATAGAAATTCTTTATTATCTTGGTAAATGTACTTGGGATCCCCCTGGACTTTTTTTCTCTTTTACTGCATTACTTTTTGGAATAACTTCTCCTGTAGGTAATATTTCAATCTGACCTTCATCAATCCAAGTACTATCTGGATATTTCCCATTACCAGTTTTTGGATCATATTTTGGAGTAAGTCCATATTGAATACAACCATTTAAATAAATGATTCTAGAAGTTAGAATACCTTTCATCCCTGATACTTTGTCTTTTGCTTTCTTTCCTAAATTTTTCATTTTAATACAATTTATTTGTTACTATTATTATACGCACTTTTCTATGTTGCCTTACAAAAATCCTAATGTTTTTTATGAGAATTTATAACTTTTTAATTCTGACCATGGCTCATCAACCTGACAGTAATCAGATTCTACGATAAGTGGTACGTTAATCCACCTCCATAATTTTGGTACCTGTACACATGCTATATTTCTATAGGTATCAACTATGTAATCTAATTCAGGTGGATAAACATCAAATATCACTTCATCATGTATCTGTCCAATTATTTTTGTTTTTAATTTTTCTTTAATTATTATTTCATCCATTAAAATTAATGCTTTTAACAGCACATGGAACGCACTCCCTTGTACTGGATAATTTATACAGGCGTTTTTACTCATTACACCTGAACATCTAAATCCAGTAAGTAAATCAATATAACCAGTTCTTTGATATTTACTCCAATGAGTTTCTTTCCAATGAGCATATACTTTAAATCTGTTTCCCCAAAAATGGGATTCAATTTGTTTAATATGTTCAGTAAATACTTTAAGATTTTTAATCGTGGTGTTTATTTTTACACCAGAACTATTTTTTATAAATATTTTTTTGGACAATAAATGTTTACCTAAAGTTCCTTCTGGTAAAGATATCCCATCACCCTCACTCCACATACCTGTACTTGATAAATCACTCCAACCACATGCTAAATTTTTGGCACAATTAACAAAATAATCACCATAGAATTGAGGAAACACAAAACCATTTTTAGTTGCATTTCTTAATACTTTATGTTCTGGTATATTTTCATTAAAGTTGTCTATTAAAAAGATTTGTTTTGCCATGTCACCATGCATATCGGTCGTAGGATCTTTGTTATATTTCATCATCATAGGATCTTTATGATAAGCAGTTGCAATTCTGACTTCTAAAGCCTTGAAATCCATTGCTAGCAATTGATGACCGAGACGAGGATATAATGCTTTACGTACTATTCGCATCGTTTCTTTATCTCGTTTGGGGATGTTTTGAAGGTTTGGAGAACTACTAGATCCTCGATAGGAGATTACTAAATTCAAATTATATGAAGTATGTATATACCCATTAACCTGTTCCCTAACAAACGCACTAAGATATGTATCCTTAATCTTTTTTAGTTTACGTATCTTTAATAGATCTGTTAATTCAGGTATACCAAATTGTAATAATGTTTCTTCATCTGTACTACCTTGTTTTTCTGAATCCGTATTTGTTGTTTGTTCTAACTTTTTTACCTTATATAAATACCTAGCTAATTGTGCATTGGAATAAATGTTAGGATGTTTCTCACCAACACTATGTACCCAATGTTTATAAAAGTCAGTTTCCTTAAACTTAGCTTCTAACCTAACAATTCTTTTTTCTAATTGACTTATTTTATTGGTGGTGTACTCTAAGTCAACACGGAATCCTTGTTGTTCAGTTCTAGCAAGGGCAAGAGTACCTTGGTGTAGTAACCTATAAGCATCATTTGTATCAGGATGTAACTTCATTTATTCCAGTCTTTAGGTATTAATCCTAAATATCTATTTAATTCATCACCTTTTGAAAGTAAATAATCATTTTCAAATTTTCCTACAGATATCCAAGTTACTTCATCATTAAAACGTTCAAAGGTATCTGTAACGGTACAGTACCAAGCAAATTCTTTAACTCCTGGATCAGTATTACCTGTTTGTTCTCCTATATCTATAAACCTTTTCATTATATAAATATTGCATCCAGTGTTTCTAACATATCATTACGTTCCTTTTTTATATCAAATGTAAACACTTCAAGTTCAGGTTTTATCCTAGATGAATTGTAATATACATTCAATTTAGTTTCATACATTGGTGCATATCTTTTTATAGAATTAATACGTACCCGTACATCTTTGATTTTAATAAAGTCTTTTACCATGATATTATTTTTTATTTATTTTACTTAATAGGGTTATCCACTTTTAAAGTCCAACCATTTAAATACCTAATAATATTAAACCAATTTGGTTTTTTACCTAAAAATAAAGTATAACCAATAACTATTTTTACAAATGTGTTAAATTGTATTTGAGTTATTCTAAAACCTACCGTTGGTGGCATACCTCCTATTGACATTTGTCCACAATAATTATTGAAATTTTTATCACTCATCATCTTTTAATTCCTTTCTGTTAATGTATATATTTACTTTTGCTATAGTTTTTAAACTTATATGTTTACTTTTTTAATGCATCTTTTATATCTTCATATTCCAATTCACAACAATCCCAACGATCACATTTAGGACAAACTGTTTCAGAATAACTATAATAATCATCTGACTCAATTGAATCACAATCTAATTCCGTATGGTTAAATGTTTCTTTACAATATTTACATGTTACTTTGGTTGGTTTGTAATCATATAACCAATCAGGATCTGGTTCTTTTTGTTTTATCTGAATAGGATTATGTGTCATTGTAACACTTAAACCATTTGGTAACCCTTTTTCTTTTTTTATGTATTCATTTAAAATATGTACATCTGTTATTATACCTTGGTAATTACAGTCAATACCATCCTGTATTTCATGTGAACCAATTATACAATTTACACCATCAATGAATTGTTCAGGTAATGTATGACAAGAAAACTTAATAGTTTTTTGCCCTTGTACGTAAAAAACAGTTTGTCCTGCATTTGGATTACGCTTAATTGTCTTTCTATTAATTAATATTTTCATTTTAAATCAGATAATATTTCTTTATTAAACCAATCAATATTTATGATTCGATCTTCTGGTGTCCATTTTCTATGTAATTGAATACGAAAAAATAATATACATATTACAAAATTACTTCCATGATTATTATATCCAATTTGAAATAATGCAGAAATTATTTCTTGTGTTTGATTATATCCTAATATTGTAATACCCCAAAATCCCCAATACCCTATATTTATATGAAGAAGTCTAATATTATTTTTTTCAAACCAACTAATAATTTTTTTCATTGTTTTTATTATTTTGTAATGTAAGATTATAATGGCCTGTATTATTAGTTGTAGATAAACTAACTTTAATATTTAAAAATCTTTCCAAATCTTCAACTAAACTTATTGGTACCGTACTATGACTAGCTACTATAATATTTTTACCTTCAAATAATGCTTGCGCTATCTGCATTAAATTAAATAAAGAATGGTTATTATATTTAGGACGTCCATTACTATAGACTAATTTTTTACTTTGTTTTAAAAGGTCATTCATTTCTTTTAGAAAAACATCATTTATTGGATTAGTTTCATCCTTCCAATATGTTTTATAAAATTCTATAAAGTCCATGTCATTTACATTTAATTATGTTGGTAAAAGCATCCATACATTCTTTTGCTGTCATTCCAGTTTGAGAAACATACTCTGCAAACTTAACTGTACCTTTTTCAATTTCT